TGCAAATACGTTAGCTAAGTTATTAGATGATACCCAAGAAATTTAATATATTATCCCATGAGATTGAAGTAGTTATAGATAATAATTATTGTTATAAAGAAGAATGTATGGGTAGATTTCTACCTTACGAAAACAAAATAATAATAGCTGATAGATATAAAACGGCTAAGAGCTGGAGAAAGTATAAAGAGTCTGTAGTTGAACACACATTTTATCATGAACTAACACATTGCATACTTTATTACACAGGTCATGGTAAATTGTGGTTAAACGAAATGCTAGTTGATAGCATAAGTGGATTGTGGTTACAATACGATAAAAGTAAATGTTAGAATTTAGTAAACCAATACCAGTCATAATTAAACATCTTCAAGAAGAAGGATATGCATTATACTGTGAAAGTGGTGGATTACTTGAGAATGATGTTTGGACTGTTGTACACTGTAAAGGTGGTATAATAAGACACTACACAACAGAACAATTATTGATATATAAGAACGGAACATATGAGATTACTGAAAGTAAATGATGATTTAACTTTAGAAATAGTACCAGAAGTATTAGAAATACCTGAGTTTAAAGCTATTGTTAGAAGGATAAAGAAATGTAAAGGTGATAATGATGGTAGATTAAAGCTAATGGCCAAAAAAGAATTAGCTTATATATTCCATATGGCTTCTGATGAGGGGCCGTATTTTAGTTATCCACCCAAAGAAAGACATACTAGATTAGCTAATGATTTGTTTGAGGATCATACTTGGCAACAAGATGAGGAAATTAAACAAGCCATAGAAAAGTTTAAAGAACTTAATCAAACTCCTTCATCTAAAACAGTTGGCACTATTATTAATGCTTTACATAAAGCTAATAAAATAGTAGATACATTAATTAATGAGATTGAAAACAACTTAGATGAAGAGAAATACAAACAAGGTGTAACTAATAAACAAGGCCAGATAGTTACTGGTGTTGAGATTATGTTAGGTGACATTCAAGCTTTGATAAAAGCTGCCAATGAGATACCTAAAAGTATTGATATATTTGAAAAGTTACAAGAGAAGATATTGAAAGAGAAACAAATAGCTGCTTCTAAGTTTAGAGGTGGTGCTGAAATTAGTGATTTTGAAAGGGGATAATGTTTAACTTAGATTTAAAACATATAAACACTGAAGAGTTTAGACCTGAAGCAATAAGGTTTGAAAATACCAGACGTAAACACGGTACCGGATTTTACATTGATGCTCCTAAAGGAAGTATTGAATATAAAAACTATTGGAGTTTACAAAAACATTATTGCCAACATGGTTATAGTGTAGGTGGTGTTAAGATTACCGGAGAACATTATTTCTATTTAAACTTCTGTCAAATTAGTTTAAAAATTACTAAGAAGATTACCGATGCTACTGAGTTAGTAAACAAAAGAACTAAAGTAGAAACAGCTGTAACATTTCCAGATTTTTGGGATAGTGATTGGTATTACTTTAATGAATGTAAAAAAGCTGAAGATCTTGGGTTGCATATGATTGTGCTTAAACCTAGGAGAAGAGGTTATTCATATAAGAATGCTGCTAAGTGTGCATGGACTTATACCTTTAGTAATCAACAATCTAACTCGTTGATATTAGCTGAAGATAAAAAATACTCAGAGGAAACTATGAGGATGGCTGTAAGTTATCTTGATTTTCTTAATAGATACACAGGATTTAGTAGACAACGTCAGCATATAAATAAACCTAGGGAAATAGTACAAGCTTCTTATGAAGAGACAACTCCGGATGGTAGAAAACTAATTGGTGGTTCTATGTCTAGGATTATGCAATACTCTACTTTAAATAATCCAGATGTAGCCAGGGGTAAAGATGCTAGGGTAATATTGTTTGAAGAAGCAGGTTCCATGAGTAATCTAAAAGCTGCTTATACAGTTACTCGTCCTACAGTAGAATCAGGTACAGCAGTATCAGGACAAATATTTGTTTATGGTACTGGTGGTGACTTTACTGGTGGTATGGTTGACTTTGAAGAAATGTTTTATGACCCGGAAACATATGGGTTTTTAGCATACGATAATATGTATGATGAAGGTAGCACTACACAAATAGGTTACTTTTTACCAGACAGTTATTCTAAATTAGGTTTTATAACTGACCAAGGTATATCATTAAACGTAGAATCTGAAACAGCTATACAAGCTGAACGTGAACACCTTAGAAGAACAAGTAAAGATATAAACATAGTAGATAAGATGATTTGTGAGAATCCTCTTAAACCATCTGAAGCTATGTTAAAAGTAGGTACCAACATATACCCTAAAGCTGAGATTAATAGACAGATAAGTAGGATTAAAGGAGATAGGAGTTTATCTACAATAGGTATAACAGGTTATTTATCTCAGAATGAAATAGGTAAAGTTAGTTTTAATCCATCTACTGATTTTAAACCTATTCTTAACTTTCCGTATAAACCGGATGTTGATGGTGAAGGTTGTGTTATACAATACCAACCACCATTTGTATTAGATAGAGTTGTACCTAAAGACTTATATTACATCTGTGTGGATCCATATGCAATAGATAAAGACAAAGCTAAGGAAATAACTAAGAGGGATTCATTAGGTGCAGCATACGTGCTTAAAAGGATTAATAACTTTAGTAAACCTTATGATATTATAGTAGCTGAATATGTAGCTAGACCTAAATTCCAAGATGATTTTAATAGACAGTTGTTTATGTTAGCTGAATATTATAATGCTAAAATAGTATTTGAAAATGATAGGGATGGTAACATTATGTCTTATGCTAGAACTAGTAAACTAATACATAGACTAGAAGAAGAACTTACTGTGTATGACTCTAATGATAACCCTAAACGTAAATTAGGTAGGAACTATGGTGTGTCTATGTCTAATATAGAAGTTAAAAAACAAGCTGTACAATACTTTAGAGATTGGTTATTAGCACCTAGGGAAAAGAATGACAATGGAGAATACGAATTAAATTTACATAAAATATATTCTATACCCTTGTTAGAAGAAATACTTAAATTTAGTTATGATGGTAACTTTGATAGACATTCAGCTTTATTAGTTGGAATGTTGTATAAAAAAGAGTTACTTTTAAAACCACAGCTAGATATAAACCAAAAATACATCTACGATGATCCCTTTTTTGTAGATTTAAAGCATAAGTTTGGAATAACTCAAACTTTATAATAAATTTGTAATTAAAAATAAAATGGCTGCACCAATAAAATATAATGCAAACATACCTGTACAAACTGTTAGTTATGCAGAGAAGATAAAAGATGACTTTGAATGGGGTAAGCAGACCATGAGGTCTTATATAAACAGATCTTACTTTGCTACTACTCAACACAAATGGGCACTTAAAAAACTGTATGACTACTACAATGGCCATATAGATATAGATGATTACCGTTTAATTACTGAGCCTTTTGGTAAAAAACTAGAAGGTGACTGGGCAGATGTTGTTAATTATCCTATTATTAAACCTAAAGTAGATTTACTTTGGGGTGAATTTGCTAAAAGGCCTAAAAACTTTGATGTATATGTAACTAATGATGATGTTACTAACAAAGCATTAGACGAAAAGAATAAATTAGTATTACAAAACTTAGAACAACTATTTGTAAATGAGCTTAATGCCCAAGGAGTTGATACTGGTATGCCTACTGAAGAAATACCAAAACCTGAAGCAGTTCAAGAAGAGTTTGCAAGTTCATACAGAGATAAAAGAGCTATACTTGGCCAACATTCACTAGAGTACATTCACCAATATTGTAAATTACAAGAGAAATTTCACTTAGAGTTTTTCCATTGGTTAGTATCCGGTGAAGTTTACTCATATAAAACTATTGAAAACAACGAACCTTATTATGAGGTAGTTAACGTATTAGATATTGACTACGATAAAGATCCAGATAACCAGTTTATTGAAGATGCTGAATGGGTAGTTAGACGTAAGTACATGAATCCTTCAACTATTGTTGAATTTTTTTATGATGATTTAGGTAAAACAGAACAAGAAACTAAAGATGCTATTAACAAAATTGAAACTTTGGGTAGCAATACTACCGTATTCTCTGCTAGTGCTCCTAATCTCTATGATCGTACTGGGCCTCAAAATGTTTACAATCGTTTGGTTGAGGTTAAACATGTTGTTTGGAAAAGTAAAAAGAAAGTTGGTATCTGTACCTTCATGGATGAGTTCGGTGTAGAACAATCTATTGAAGTAGAAGAAACTTTTAAACCACTTAAAGAAGCTGGGCAAGAGGTAGAATGGTATTGGGTAAATGAAATTTGGGAAGGTTATTTGATTGGTACAGATATGTACTTCAGAATACGTGCTATTCCTGTACAAAGAACTTCTTTAGATAACTTAGCTAAATGTAAACTACCTTATAATGGTAGAGTATTGTCAGCTATTAACTCTAGAAATATATCATTAGTAATATTAGGTGTACCTTATCAAGTACTTTATAATGCTACAATGCATCGTCTTAAATTAGCTATGGCTAAGATGAAAGATGATATGATACAATTAGATGTAAATCTAAAACCTAAAAACATGTCATTAGATGAGTGGTTATTGTACGGTGATGCTACTAACATCTTATTTATAGATAGAAACAAAGAAGGTTTTAGAGAATCTTCTACACATCAATCTGTACTTAAAATGGCATCTTCTACTATCCAATCTTATATAGAACTACTTAGGTTTATTAAATCTGAATGGGAAGAAGTATGTGGTGTAAGTAGACAAAGACAAGGTCAGATTAACACATCTGAAACTGTTGGTGGTGTAGAAAGATCTGTAGTACAATCTTCACTTATTACTGAAATTTACTTTACATTATTTGATGAATTTAAAGAAAGAGAGTATCAAGGATTACTTGACTACTCAAAGTTTGCTTGGATAGATGGTAAGAAAACTTCATTTGTATTACCAGATAGTGGTAGAATAGTTTACATGGATGTAGATCCTATTGAACATTCTGAAGCCGAGTACGGTATATTTGTAGCTTTAAGCGGTAAACAAGTTGAAAAACGTAAACAGCTTGAAGGTCAATTACAAAACTTTATTCAAAATGGTGCCAAACCATCTATGATTATTGATGTAATTAACTCAGATAGTTTTACAGAACTTAAAGCTAAGATGCTTTATGCTGAACAAAAACAAGATGAGTATGCTCAACAAGCACAAAAGATGCAAGGTGAACAACAACAACAATTGGCTGCTCAACAAGAAGAATATGCTAACATGCAACATCAACGTGAGTTAGAACTTATAGATAGAAAAGGTGAATGGGATTTACGTAAAACTGAACTTACAGCCTATGCTATAGATGAGGGTACTAATGTTGCAGACATATCTAAAGCTGCTGAGATAGGTTTAAAGCAACAAGAAATTGGACTTAAACAACAAGAATTATCTCAAAAAGAAATAGAATCTCAACGTAGATCTGCTACTGAGAAGTACAAAGCAGACATGGCTTTCCGAGTTGCTAAAGAAAATAAGCAAAAAGGAGAGAAATAAAGTGTAATATAAAATAGGTGTTAAAAATAACTTTTAGCATCTATTTTATACTATGGATATTAAATACTAATTTTACAAACGAAAACATAAGAATATGAGTGATTTAGATGATTTAGATTTTGATGATGTAACTCTAGGAGATACATCTGAAGTTGGAACAGGAATAGCTGACCCTATTAATCCAGAACCAACAACACCACAGGAAACTGCTGAACCTGAAAATAAAAAACAAAGAGGCAGACCTAAAAAAGATGCAACAACTACAGGAACTGAGGATGACAATACGTCAAAGAAAGAACCTACGGGAAGTGCAAAAAATGATTTTGTTGAAGAAATCACAACAGATGACGAAGAAGAAGAAGACGATACTGATGAAGATAAAGATTCTGGTGAAAGCAATTTTATTAAAAGCATAGCTGATAAATTAGGTATTGAACTAGGTGAAGACGAAGAGTTTGAAGATTCAGAAGATGGTTTAATACAATTTACACAAAGAGCTGCTGAAGAATTTGCAGATGCAAAATTAAACGGATGGCTAGAAGCCTTACCACCAGTAGCATCTAACTTTTTTGATTACTTACAAATGTTGGGTGAAGACGCAACTGAAGATAAAGTAAAATCGTTCTTTACAACTGTTAACCCAGAGATTGATTATAAATCTGTGGATTTAACAAACGAAGATATTCAGAAATCAGTAATGAGGACATTCTATAGAAAGATGGACTATTCTGATGATGAGATAAAAGAAGCAATAGACGACTTGGAAATTGCAGGTACATTATCTAAACAAGCTAAAACAGCTTCAACTAAATTAGCAGCTATTCAAGAAAAAGAAATGGCTGGTTTGTTAGAAGAAGAAAGACAAGCTAACATTGTTAAAAAACAAAATACACAAAGGTTTTTTGGTAATGTAAAACAAGTTATTGATAATGGTAAAGTTAACAACTTTAGTATTCCTGTAAGTGAAAAGAAAGCAATTTTTGATTACGATGTGCAAGGTGCCTTTATGAAAGACTTAAATGAAATTCTAAAAGATCCTTCTAAACGTGTAGAATTGGCTATTGCTGTTAAAAATAAATTTAACCTAAATAAATACATATCTGCTGCAGCTCAAACACAAAAAGCCAATGGTTTACGTGATAAGTTGAAGAGTGGTACTTCTAAATTAAAAGGAGGAAATGCTACAAATGGTGTTGCAAATGATAGTATTGATTGGGATAACATGGAAAACTAAACTTAAAAATAAATAATAAATAAACATGGCTAGAATTATCACAGCTCAAACCTGGAATGAAAGCATGAAAACTAATGACGCTTCTTTAGCTCGTCAGTTGATGCTTCAACCAGAAAAAATCACTCCGGTACTTACCTATTTAATGGGTAACGAGGATAACCGTTTCCCTCTTCATTACTTATCAGAAGGTATGCGTTCTACAATGGAAATTGAAGGAGACGAATACGAATATGATGTAGTAGGTCGTATTTTTAAAGCAGTTCCTTTGGCAGCTGCAGTTACTATGGTTAACGCTGGTATTGGATTTGGTGAATTTTTAATGACTTTCAACGAAGGTCTATTCCCTAACAAATACACTATTATCTCTCCTAGAGGTTACCAATTAGTTATTACAGATCGTAAAAACACAGGTTCACAATGGCAATATAAAGTAAAAATTGCTGGTGCTAAATCTACAAGTGAATTTATTCCTGCAAGTGAACTAGGTGCTGGTGCTTTATACTCATTAGGTTGGTATGCTGCTGCTAGTTTTGGATCACGTGGGTCTGAGTCTACTTCAACTGCACCGTTTAAAGTTCGTGGTGACGTTTCAACTATTCGTAAGTCTTATGCTTGGGAAGGTAACGTTAAATACCGTGGAGCTAAAGGTGTTGAATTAGGTACCAAAGGTGGAGGAACTAAACAATTATGGTGGTCATTTGAAGAATGGCAACATAACTTGAGTTTCCGTAGAGAGTGTGAATCTAACTACTGGTATTCAAAATCAAACCGTGATATGAACGGTCAAATCAATGAACGTGACGAAGAAGGTAACCCAATTTATCGTGGTTCTGGTTTGTTAGAGCAAGTTGTTAATAAAGATACTTATTCTGAATTAACTGCTGAGAAAATCAAACAAACAATTCGTGATACTTTCTTTGGTATGAGTGATGCTCAAAACAAACAAATCACATTGTTTACTGGTACAGGTGGACGTGATGCATTTGATCAAGCAATGAAAGCTGAATTGTTAGGTGCTGGTTACATCAAGTTAACTGACAACCGTTTCGTAAGTGGTGGAGGATACAACTTAAAATTAGGTGGTTACTTCGATACTTATCAACACGTTGATGGTTACACTGTTAATGTAGTAACTAATCGTCTATATGATGATGGTCCTGCTTCTAAAGGTTTATTCCACCCTAAAACTGGTTTACCTCTAGAGTCTTATCGTATGACTTTTGTTGATACTTCAGTTTATGATGGTGCTTCTAACTTAATGATGATCAGTAAAAAAGGTCGTTCTATGGTACGTGCTATGGTAAAAGGTATGAACGAGGTTAGCCAAAACTTATCAGGTAACGATGTTGTTGCAACTGATAAAGATGCTAGTTCATTACATATGATGAAAACAGGTCAAGTTGTGTTGAGACGTTTCAATACTTCAATTGACTTACAGTGTGTAGCTGGATTATAAAATAAAAAAGTAGGGGAGTAAAATCCCCTACTTATATCGGGTTGTAGTGTTCAATGGCAGCACAGAGTACAAAGTATTACAGATGGGGTTCGATTCCCTGCCCCCGACAACTTTAAAACAAAGAACATGATAAGTAGAAAAATTAAATTGAGAAGAAAAGAAATCGTAAGGTTCGGTTTACCCACAGAACTTAAAGACGAGAAAATTTGTAATTTAGGTGGGTACAATGACAGTAATGGTAATCCTTCAAGACCTTTTACCTATGAGGAAGAAGACAAATGGATGCCAGAAATTGTAGGATTAAAAGTAACTGACCCAGGATTTAGAAGTGCTGTTACACACCATTATAAAAATTTAACTATTAAAGTTAAACCTGATGGTGTAGATTTGGAAATAGGATTAGATTCAGCTGGTAATCCAGTTAACATTGAAGACTATTTAAAATATCAGTTTTCTAAACAACATCCTTGGACAGCTAAAAGCAAAGAAGAGTGTGTAGGTGCTGAACATCTTCAGTTTTACTTTGAAGATCCAGAATCTGAAAACATTGCTAAAGGTGCTAAACTTGAAGTAACTTCTAAAGCTTACGTTGAGTTTGCTAAGTTAGATGAAGATGAAGATAAAATGGATTGGGTACTTAGAACAGTTATATCTAAGTTTACTGATTTAGGTTCTTTATCAGAGTTAACTAAACTTAGTGTTGATAAAAAGAAATTAAAAATAGCTGAAGTAATTCAAAAAGATCCTTCTTACTTCCTAGAAGTAATGAATGATAAAGATTTGATTTACAAAGCTGAAATAGCTTCTATGGTTGAAGCAGGTGTATTAATGAAAGAAGGTAATAAGTATTTAAACGGTACTGAAAACCTAGGATCATTAGATGGTACAATTGCTTTCTTAAAAGATGGTAACAACTCTCAAGACTATGCAGTATTAAAAGCTAGACTTGATCAGTTTGGAAGTCCTTTAACAACCAAAGCGTTAAAACCAAAAAAAGAAAAAACTAATTAATGACCGTACAAGATTTACATATTGCTATAGATTTGGAGTTGAATAAAGTCAACTCCAATCTATATGATATTATATTACCACAGGAAAAAGATTACTTTTTAAATAGGGCACAAGAACGTTTTATTAAACAACGTTATTCTCCACGTTCAAATGCTAAACAATTAGGATTTGAAATGAGTCAAAAACGTATTGATGATTTACGTAAACTAGTGGTACCTAATTATTATGATAAAGTATACCAACTTCCTTCAACGGATTTTGATTATACCACTAAAGGTACATTTTACTTTCCAGATGATTATTTGTTCTTAGCTTCTAATAGAAGTAAAGTTTATTATAATGATTGTGGTGCAATTACACAATCTACTGCTGTAGAATCTTTTAACGTAGCATTAATTAGTATACCATCAACTCCTACTACTTATAACTCATTAGTTATTTATGTAGATGGTAGTAATATTATAAATGTTAGTAACCAACCAATATTATCTGAGTACACTAATGAAGATAGAAGTGCTTTAATTGAATATTTAATTAATCAATTAAATGCTGCAGATATAACCGGTTGGACTTTTTACAGTACTTTTAAAAATTTAACTGCTGACATAGTTGGTGTTAAAACTAGTACTGGAAATGTAGAGGTTGCTTTAAGTGAAGCTTCAACAACTTTTAACACAGCTGTTAAAACATATACATATTTTACTGGTACTGGAGGAAATGATTTAGTAGTACCTAATAGATTTATACAACAAGATGACGTATACATTGTACAACAAGATCCTTTTAATAAAACATCTGTTGCAGATGGACCTTTATGTATTATTCACGA